TGCCTCCGCAAGGCGTTTGCGGTTCATGCCTTGTTCCTGCTGCTAATGGCTTTGGCCTTGGCTCGGGCGTCCTCCTTGCTAGAGGCTCCCCATGCCTTGAGTGCGAGGGCGAGGCGTGTGGGCTTACCGTCCTTTGCCATCGGCCCCGGCATATTGCCCATCCTTGCGAGGAAAGAGGCTCGGCGTGGGTTGTCGCCAGCCTTGACCGGGGGCTTAAGCGTCCCGCCTGTCTCGGCCTTATACGAGGCACGACCCTTGGCGTTCAGCCCGCCCTTTGGGTTCTTGCCCTCGCTGCGTGTCCACGCGGCTGTCATTTGTTCTCTTTCTTGGCCGTCTTGGCGCTTTCACGGAACGCCTTGGCGGTCGGTGCGCCGGGTTCGCCGGGCTTACGCATACGCTCGCCCGAACCGGCCTTGATGCGCTCCTGCTTTGCCAGAATGTTGGCATAGAGTCCCGGCTTACGGTTCATTTAAAACGCTCCAGCTTGTACAAAAGGGAGGCAATTTCGCCCACGATCTCGTCAATGATGTTCTGTAAGTCGGTGTCTTTCGGCAGGTCGTCGCGGATGCCCTTCACAAACGTCAACAGGCTGTTGGCGTAGACGGCGGCGTCCTTCTGTACCTTAAATCCTTCAGGGTAGTCAGCGAGGGGGATGATGCCGTAGTGGCCTTGATACGCCTCGGCGTACTTGTCGGCCAAATCCACGATGTTCTGGTAGTAGTGGCCGAGTGCCTTGTGGGCGGCGTAACTCGCCGTCTGCAAATGCAGAAAATGCGTAGCGGTACTGCTATGCAGCAATACGCCTACAAATTCGGCGGCGTCTTTGTGGCTCATTGCGGCGTTAGCCTCAAGTTGGGCAGGATGATTGCAGTCGTAGCATCTCCCACCGCATAACGCTCTGTCAACTCTCGCTCGGGCGGGTACACCAAGATGCGCTGCGACAGGTCTATCTGCATGGCGTTCCACACCCCTTTCTCTATGCCCTCAAAGTCGTCTAGCGTGATGACGGTGTTGGGCGTGAACAGGCGCTCAAGGTGCGGTTTGTCGTCAGGCTGGAGCCGACCGTCTAGGTGCAGTAGGTCAATATTGCCGTCTAATTTGGAGAGCATCTCGGTGCTGCTGCTGTGGTACTGCGTGATAGAGGTGGTCAGCGGCAACTTGAAGTCGTGCGTCATGTCGCAGGTGTGTACGTCTGCGCCCTCTCTTGCCAGCACGAACGTAGACTTACCGATGTAAGTGCCGATCTCGGCCACAACTTTGGGTCGGAAGTGCCGTATAACCGCCCACAAGGCGATTAGGGAGGCGTGGTTGGTGCTGCCGGTACGTCGGAGGGGGTCTAACTTCTCCAAGTCCTCAATAACGTGCCACGGCAAGTCAGGCAGGTCAGCAAAAAGGGTGTCCCATATCGCACGGGATAGTCGTTTTCGGTTTACGTTCAGCATATAGTTTCCCTATGTTTGTTTTCTTCCACGTTGGCGACGACATCGCCATGCCTACCGCAATGGTCTTTTCCATTCGCGCCCACAACCCTGATGCGACCGTTATTCAGGTCAGCGATCACCAAACGCCAGCCGTACCCGGTGTCTCGCGGGTATTTGTGACGCAGGGTAATCGGCAGTTCTTGATGCAATGGCGCACCAATGCCTTTGCGGAATTGGGTTTGTCGGAGCCAGCGATGTACATGGATACCGACATGATTGTGCGGCATCCCGTGAATCCTGCTGCCGTGCTGGAGGGCGTCGTTGCGATGACCCGCCGTGAATTTAACCGTGACGCGGGGTTTAACCCACGCCAGCGCGGTCAGGATTACAGCGAATACACCGGCAAGACGTTGGACGAGGTGTACCCATATGTCGGCTGCTGCACGATCACCGCTGATTGGGGTGTGTGGGCTGACCTTGCCGAGATGTACAACGTCCTGCCCGACAAGTTCCGTGTGTGGTACGGGGATCAGGAGGTTCTGCGGGAATACGCTAAACGGGTGAAGGTGCAAGACCTGCCCGAGTCGTACTATGCCTGTCTGCCCGAGTTTCTGCCGCAGCATCCCGACCCCGCTATCATGCATTACAAAGGCGCTCGCAAAGCACTCATGCCTAACGTAGCTGCTCGGGCTTGATGGCGGCTAGATAACGCTCCATCAACTCGCGTACCGTTGCCTCGGGATCACGCGCAACGTAAAACTCCCCGCGTGGCTCAAATATCGCTTGGAACCTTTCTTGGCTCGGGCGTAGTTTTCCTTTTTCTACCTTGATTTCTACCCAACACACCCACGGTGTTCCGTCTGGCAGATTCCGTACGACGAGACGATCTGGTACGCCGCCGTTTGAGGCGTAGTCGAGGACGGTGAATCCTGCCGCGTGTAGCGCCCGGCCAATAAGGCCATCGTTCGCATCCCGCCTCGCCTTGTATCTCACTTCGTGCCTCGTTGACGCATCGCCCTAACCATATTTGCCACCATATCTGGTTACCCTTGTATCGGTTTAGCGGTGGAATTCGCACGGTCTTTCAGCCTCAATACGCCTTTCTCGCCAAACAACTCCCTGACTAACCCAATAACGCCCGGATCAGTCAGTACGTCAGAGGCTCCAATTTCGCGGATCAGTTCTGCAACGCGAATCTTGATTTTCTCCCGCTCGCCCGCGTCTCCAGAAAACGCGGTGCGAGCCAGCAACGCATCATAGTACCGGAGACGGTTCAGCGGGCTGCTACGCACGGCTTCATCCCAACCCGATGCGCTACGTTCAACCGCTCGCGCCACTCGCTCGTCGGGCAGTCCCTTCGGGCCCGACTTCGCGGCGCTCGGTGGATAACTGTATTCGTCACCCATCACTCCGTCCTCCGACCAACCACGCTCAACACAGCCGCTGCGCTAACTTTGGCAATACCTTTTGGCTTCTGGATATTGGTTATTGGATATTGGTTATTGGTTAGCATACCGTTCGCATTGCGTTCGCTATGCGTTCGCATCCATCTCTGCTGGGCGCTCTGTTTTGCTTTTGCTTGTTTTTCCTGCACCTTTTCTATTTCTTTCATCGCCCGAGCGTTCACATAACCGGACGCAGTAAGAATGAAAAAGTCGTTTAGGATGCGACGGATTCTGTCACGTTCCCGACCGTTGGCAGGACGACAAAGTTGCATCGCTTCACGCTCGCCAAACGGTTTTTCGGTCGCGTAAAAACGATCTAAAAGGAGGGTGTAAACGCCATGCTCGTAAGTGGTGAGATGGCCGGTATCCCGAGCGTAATCGCCTAGATGGCGGGTATAAAACAACATAGATGTCTCCACATGGTTATGACTCCATGCGTGACGATTGACAGGCCAGCATTCCCCCGCTTAACCTATCGTCACGCTCTGCAACTACCCGAAGCGTATAGGCTGCCCCCCAGCCGCGCAAGCCCCCGAAAGGGGGTTTGTCGTTTCTGGCCCCTGTAAAACGCATTAGCGGCCCTTTGGGGGCTTTGGCAGCCCCGGCAAATGACTGCGATCAGCCTTAAATTTGCCTCCTGTAACGGCTTCAATATCGTGCTGCCGCGCCCGAGGAATGCCCCGCTTTTTCCAATGGGTAACGTGCTGCGGAAACACTCCCAAAGCCCGACAAAGAGCCGATGCCGAGCCGAAATGCGCTATGACTTTGTTGATGTCCATAACATGGACTATAGCCGCATTAACGACCCGCTTACAACTTTGTTTAAAAAACTTGTTGACAGGGGTATTGGAACTCGTCAGGATACACACACGGTCACTAACGACCGGCTACCACAGATAGGAGCAACACATGAAAACGATCAAAGTCACCACCCCGGTTGGCGAATTCACCCGCAGCACCAAAAGCAATTACACCCACGCGGTAGTTCGCAAGTCAGAACGCGCTAACTCCCGTTACCAACAGTTTTTGGCGACCGGCGAGAAAAGCGGATCAGGCGTTGATGCTCGCTGGATCAAAGATCGCGGATTTGCGGTGACGTACCACACCTCTGAACGTGCTGCACAGAACGCTGCGAATCAGAAGTACGGTTGGGATTGGAAATCTGAAGTCATCGGCATCTACGAGGTGGCGGCGTAAGCCGCCCCTCACAACAGGAGCAACAGATATGCCTCGCAAATACATCAATTCCGCTTACGGCACGTTTTACGCCCTCGGCAACAAGTTTGAAGTCTGCGTGGACTACTACGAGGACATGGACGGCGGCGTGTACGTTGAGAAAGCATCCCTTGTCGGCATTTACCTAGACAACGATACGTTTGCCAGTAGCCTCGGCCACGACATCATGTTGGATTTGGGCGATCTATGTGCTGACGATACGTTTCTGCTAGAAGAAATTGCCAGTAAAGATGCGCTGATGAACGGCCCGTGGGGTGAAGCCGTATGACTCGCTCACCCATCCCCCAACTGATCGGCCTAATCATTTTGTTTGCACTTGCCGCCATTAACGACCCGTGCGGCGACGGTGGCTGCACCCCGGCAGAGGAGCGAGCCAGCCATGCAAGATGATATTTGGAACGACGACGATACTTGGTGGCATCACATGGATCAGATGCTGGAACAGCAATGGTTAGAAGAACAGCAGCGCATAGACGCTTGCAACAAGGCTTTGGCCGAACTGATGGCCGTCATTAACGAACAATTGGAGAAGGTCAATGAGCGAACTGCTCAAAATTAACGTCAACGATCACGTTGAGAAGAAAGGCAACTTGTCGTACTTGTCATGGGCGTGGGCGTGGGCTGAAGTCCTCAAGATTGACCCGGCTGCCCGCTACACCGTGCATGAGTACGAGGGCGGTATGCCGGTGTGCTATCTCAAGAACAACACGGCAATGGTCAAGGTCAGCGTAGAGATTAAGGGCGACACCAAGACTTGCTTGCTCCCCGTCATGGACAACCGTAACCGTAGCGTTGTTGATCCTGATTCCTTTGCGGTCAACACGGCCATCATGCGTTGCCTGACCAAGTGCATCGCGCTGCACGGCCTTGGCCTTTACATCTTCAGCGGCGAGGACTTGCCCGAGGGTTCACCGCCGCAGGTTGACCCCGATCTGGTCGCGCTGATTAACGGGGCGGTGTCGGTGGAAGAACTGACCAAGTTGTTCAAGCGCCTGACTAAAGAGCAGCGCATGACGCACATTGACCAGTTCACCGCCCGCAAAAAAGAACTGACTGGCCCGGAGGCTGCGTAATGGAACAGCGTACCGACGATTGGTTTGCGGCACGGTTAGGCAAAGTCACCGCTTCTCGCGTGGCCGATGTGGTCGCCAAGACCAAAAGCGGCTACAGCGCCTCTCGCGACAACTATATGGCTGACCTGATCGTGGAACGGCTGACGGGCCAGAAGGCGGCGGGGTTCAGCAGCGCCGCAATGGAGTGGGGCGTAGAGCAAGAGCCGCTCGCTAGAGCCGCCTACAGCGCCCGCACAGGCGAATTGGTGGAGGAGGTGGGGTTTATAGACCATCCGACGATAACCATGTCAGGCGCGTCTCCAGACGGTTTGGTGGGCGACGGCTGCGTGGAGTTTAAGTGTCCTAACACGGCGACCCATTTGGAGTATCTGTTAGCCGGTAAGCCGCCCGAAAAGTACGTCACGCAGATGCAATGGCAGATGGCCTGCACAAACCGTCCGTGGTGCGACTTTGTGAGCTACGACAGCCGCCTACCCGAGCATCTGCAAATGTTGATCGTGCGGGTTCCGCGTGACGATAAACGTATTGCCGAGTTGGAGGACGAGGTACGCAAGTTCCTCGCAGAACTAGACGAGAAAGTTACCAAACTGAAGGAGCTGAAGCTGTGAATTACGACCCGAACATGAAAGGCGTCCTATTCAAGAACAACAAGGACGGCAACGACAAGCGCCCCGACTACCGTGGCTCTGCGGTCATCAATAACGTGGACTACAACCTGTCGGCTTGGATTAAGTCCTCGCAAAAAACAGGCGACAAGTACATGAGCATTAAGATTGAACCGAAGGGCGAAGGCAAGTTGTCGCGGCAAGGCGAGCCGCAGCACCAAGCCACCAAGAAGCCCGAGATAACCGAGAACAACTGGGATGACCTTGACACCCCATTCTGACTTTGAGGCGAGGTTTAGGGCGAGTCGCCCGGCAGAGATTGTCGTGGCGACTTACCTCCTCAACATCGGGCATACGGTGACCTTGCCCAAACGTCGGATCGCCAAGGACTTTGCTGACCGGGCAGAGTACGCCGACAAGGGCGACATTTATGCCTCGGGCAAACGGATAGAAGTGAAGCACATCAAGCACGATTTCCAATATCAGGCGTGGCCGTTTGAGACTGCCGCTATCTGCGCCAAGAAGTCGTTTGATGCTGCCGATCCTCGCCCTGACTACTACTACATCGTTAACGCCAGCATGACCGTAGCGGCGCTGGTGGACGTTGCGACCACGTTCCCAGATTGGGTGGTGCGGCGCATCACCGACAAGGAGCGCGGTTACGATTACGACGTATACGCCGTTAAGCCCGAGTACCTCGGTTGGCGGTACATAGACTTTGAGGAACGGCTATGAAGGTATTTATCGGCTGGGACAGCCGCGAGGACATCGCGTATCAGGTGTGCCGTAAGAGCATCCTCAAGCACTCTAGCGTTGAGGTGGACATCCAGCCCATTGTGCAGTCAGAACTTCGGGAGCGTGGACTTTACTGGCGAGAGACTGATCCGTTGTCGTCTACGGAGTTTTCCTTTACCCGGTTCCTGACGCCGTATCTCAACGGATACACCGGATGGGCGGTATTTGTGGACTGCGATTTTCTTTTCAGGGGGGATGTTGCGGGACTGCTGGACTACGCCGACGGGGCAAAAGCCTGCTTTCTTGTAAAGCACGACTACAGGCCGACGGAAACCGTCAAGATGGACAACAAAGCGCAGCATCAGTATCCACGAAAGAACTGGTCATCTTTCATGTTTATCAACTGTGGGCATCCTCAAGTCAAGGCTCTTACGCCCGAGGTGGTCAATCGTGAAACAGGGATGCACCTACACCGCTTTAATTGGCTCACCGATGACGTAATCGGGGAGTTGCCGATCACATGGAACTACCTTGAGGGCTGGTATACCCGCGACCAATGCCCGAACCCGATTGCCGTTCACTTCACCCGTGGCGGCCCGTGGTTTAAGGACTACATGGACGTTGAGTACGGCGAGGAGTGGATGCGTGAAGCGCATATTTCCTAAAGGAACCACGCCCGAACAAATGGCGGTTGCCATAGCGCGCATGACGCAAGGGTTAGACCCTCGCCGTGTGTGGTCGGTGGAGGTAACCGAATGGAAAAAACCTAAAACGAATCAGCAGTCGCGGTATTTGTTTGGTGTGGTTTATCCCATGATCATGGAGGCGGCGGGCGAGAGCTTAAGAGGTTTTACGCGAGAGGATATTCACGAATGGCTGTTAGGCGAAATTTGGGGGTGGGAGACACTAGAGGGGTTTGGCAGAAAGCGTTTGCGGCCACTTAAACGTACATCGCGCATGACCAAAGAAGAATTTACAGAATATCTGTACGGTATAGAAAACAAGTGCATTGAACTGGGCATTGGCCCACTACCGGAGCCTCTGCATGAACCTACGGAATGAAGCAAAAGGGCGCGGCTGCATGGTGCGCCTTGAAGGGATATGCAACCACAATTCCGAAACGGTAGTGCTTGCGCATATACGCCTATCAGGGGTCAGCGGCATTGGATTGAAGGCTGACGATTTGCTTGGCAGCTGGGCGTGTTCCGCCTGCCACGACGCGATAGACCGCCGGTTCCGTACCGATCTTGACCGCGACTATGTGCGCCTAGCTCACTTGGAGGGCATGGTGCGAACCATCGCGCAATTACGCAAAGAGGGATTGATATGACAGTTGAAGAATTGAATAAGATTTTGAACACAGCATATAAAGCTAACTTTGAATTAGCGGGAGACTCATCGCATTGGACTTGCACCGATTACGAGATAATTAAATTTGCCGCAATGATTGCCGACGCCGAACGGGAGGCCT